AAAAGCCCGAGGAAATGGATGTGGAAGCCCTGAAGGCGCAGGCTGTTGCCGACTACAAGAACCGTGTGGCTTCCATCGAAGGTGTCTTCGAAGGGCTTGAAATCTCTGCCGAAGACAAGGCTGGCTTTATCGATGGCGACAAGACTGTCGCCGAAGCGACTGAATTCGCACTCGCGAAGGCCAAGGAAAAGCTTGCCGCCCAGGCTGAAGACCTCAAGAAGGTTTCTGCCGAACGCGACGAATTCAAGGCCAAGGCCGAGAAGGCCGAAAAGGATGCTGTTGCCGGTCTTTCTGCCGAACAGCAGGCCCTCATCAAGGCCGGTCTCGAACAGCAGGCTGCCGCGCAGAACAACGTGCCTGCCGGAACTCCCGAGGCCGAAGCTGAAAAGAACAAGATTCTCGCAGCCTTCAAGAAGGGTGCCGAAAGCTACAACGGCTAGGAGGTGAAAAATGCCTACTGCATCTTCCAACAATGGTTACACGAATATCGTCGGCGGCGATTTTCCGCTGGTGACTGACCGCGTGCTTATCAAGACCGGCAACCTGAAGGCCGGAACCGTTCTCGGTTCTTACGGCGTTTCGGCCGGCACGAAGGCTAAGAAGTCCGTGACGTTCTCCGGAACTCCGGTCGCAACCAAGAAGGTGACCGTTGCTGTTGACGGCCTCGAAGTCGAATACACGATTTCGTCTACGACCTTGAACACTGAAGTCGCGGCGATTGCTTCTGCAATCAACGATGCCGACAGCCCGCTCAAGGGCAAGTTCACGGCCACGACCTCTTCTGCCAAGCTGCTTATCGAATGCGACACGAAGGGCCGCGAAGGTAACAGCATGGAAATTGTTGTCACTGTCGGCGATAGCGGCCTCACGGCCGGAACCGTTACCGAAGAAGTCTACGGTGTGGGCGAGGGTGAAGAACTCTTCCAGATCGTTGACAGTGATTCCGCTACGTCTTCCCTGCAGAACCCGGTTGCCGTGCTTCTCGAAGATGCCGATGCGTCTTCCGATGTTGTCGCTGCCGTTGCTGCTTTCCGTGGCGAATTTGTCGGCTCCAAGCTCATTTTCGACACTGGCGACTCTTTGTCCACTTTCAAACTGAAACTCCGCAAGGCGGGTCTTTACCCGAAAGCTGCGGTATAAGGAGATCAAACGATGGCTACTACATCTGAAACCAATACCTATGACGGTCTCGTTGCTGGCTGCTTTCCGATTGTCACCGAACGCGTGACGATTGCAAGCGGTGCGAACCTGACCAAGGGCACAATCCTCGGCGTCGTGACTGCATCCGGCAAGTATGCCGCAGCCGACTCCACTGCAAGCTCTGCTGGCAACAACGTCCCTGCAGCGATTCTTCTTGAAGATGCCGCTGCCGCTGCCGCTGATGCGGCCGCTCTCGTGGCGCTTACCGGCGAATTCAATGGCGCGAAGCTCATCGCGAAGCGTGACGGCGATACCGTCAGCGGCTTCAAGGCTGGCCTCCGTGCTGCATCCATCTTTGTCAAATCTGTCGTTTAATTCTGGAGGTAAATCATGGAATTCGACATCACATCCCCGGTCGAGCTGACTAACGCACTGCTCCAGAACATGCCGGTCAAGCGTTTCTTCACTGAACGTTTCTTTGGTGAACAGGTGCATGGCACCGAAACCATCGGCGTCGACATCGTGAAGGGCACCCAGAAGATTGCTCCGTACATCGGCAATCTCGCTGAAGCTTCCACGAGCATTCGTGACAACTTTGTCACCAAGTTCTTCCCGACTTACAACATTGCGCTCAAGCGTCCGACCAACGCTGTCGACATGTTCAAGCGTCAGCCGGGTGGTGACGTCATGTTCCTCGGTGGCCCGAGCAATCCGTCTGAACGCGCTGCAGCCCTGCTCGCTCGCGACCAGGCTGAACTCGCCAACATGGTCCAGCGCACCATCGAAAAGTATGCTGCTGACGCTCTCTTGAACGGCGAAGTCGCCATCAAGGACGAAAACGGCAACACGATCGACACCATCAGCTTCGGCCGCTCTGCAAGCCATACGCTTGGCACCAGCGACATCACTGCCGTTTGGGACAACGGTTCTGCCAAGATCGTCAAGGACATCGACGACATGGCCGCCCTCGTTGCCCAAGATGCCGGCATCGTCGCGACCGACGTTGTCCTCGGCTCTGCCGCTGCCGACACCTTCCTGGCCGATTCCAAGGTGCAGAAGGTTCTCGACATCCGCAACCTGAACAGCGGCGTCGTGGAACTCAACCTCAAGGCCAACGGTGGTGCCCGCTTCCTGGGCTTCATCGGCGGTCTGCGCATCTGGCGCTACGACGAAGTGTGGAACAACAACGGAACGCTCACCCCGATCATGCCTGCCAAGAAGGTGCTGGTCCTCGGTGACTCTCTCCGTGCTACCGTCCACTACGGCCTCATCAACGACGTCAAGGGTGGCCAGTTTGCCACGAAGATGTTCTCCAAGACCTGGGAACAGGACGACCCGAGCATCCAGTGGTTGCTCGTCCGCTCCGCACCGCTCCCGGTCGTGGAACAGGCCGACGGCGTTGTCTGTGCCACGGTTCTCTCGTAAAGGATTGAGCTGTGAGCTTCAAGGCGGACCTGAACAGCGACCTTCACGAAGTCTTCTTCAATACGGAAGAATTCGGTGAGGTCGTGACCCTGACTCGCGGCAAGGATAGTGTCGCGATGCGCGGTCTGTTCGATTCGCCTGGTGTATCCGGTGAACAGCTCGGTGGCGAGGTGGAAGCGATTTCGCACGCCCCGAGGCTGTTTGTCCGTTCTGTCGATTTGCCTAATGGCAAGCCCGCGAAGGGCGATGTTTTTGAACTTGTTGCTAATGATCTCCATGCCGCCCGCAAATTGCGTGCCGTGGACTATGTCTTTGAACAGGATGGGACGGTCGTTTATCGACTGGTTGACTGCAAATGAGCGTGAGAACTTTGACATGCGTTAAGGACTTGAGGTCGTCAATCGTTGCCGCCCTGAAGACCGCAAACATCACTGGAATCGGCGCAAATGTCTATTCCAGCCGCATGGAAAGCGCGTGGCCCGAAGAGGAATCGTTTGTTGTGGTTTACATCCCTTCCATCAGTTTTGACGACGGGCGAACGAGTCCAAGATATTACAAGTCGAATGCGACTGTAAATATCGACGTTTATGCCCGTTCTTATACCAACGCCGAAAGCGGCACCATCACAAGCATGGATGGCGTTGCCGATTTCCTGGACGATACTGCGAAGGCGATTGTCGATGCCATGCAGCCTATCGAAAAGAGCGTTGGCCCTTACGAAGGTTTGGTCAAGCGTTTGGTGCTCAAGTCCTGGGCAAACAACCTTTCCGAAAAAGGTGAAGCCGAGCGTGGATCCATGCGCATTACTTTCGAGGCCGATTTTGCTGTCACGGTCACTTACGGTGGCCCGAAGGACAACTTTGTGAAGGCGGAAAACACGCTCACGATGGGGTCTGGAACTGGCAACAAAATCGAATTCGATACGGTGGTGCAAGAGGTTCCGCCGACTCCGGAACCGGAACCGACGCCGGAACCCGAACCCGAAGAAACTGAACCTGTAGAGAACGATGAAACTTAAAAACGGAGGATGCCGATGAGCATTTCTTATTCTGAAATCCCGGCGGACAATCTTGTCCCCATGTTTATGACCGAATTCGACAATTCGAATGCGGCGAAGGGCGGTGCAATGCCCTGGAAGAACTTGCTCATTGGGCAGGCCCTTTCGGCTAACTCCGCAAATGCCGGAACGTTGAAGCTTATCACGAGCGACGAGCAGGCCGATGCGCTTTACGGTGCCGGTTCGCAGATTGCCCGCATGATTCGTGCGTTCCGCAAGAATACCCGCAACAGCGAGCTGTGGGCTTTGGCTGTTGCCGATGGCACGACTGCTGCCGAAGGCGAAATCGCGGTTTCGTTCGCGAGCTCCGCGACGGCCGCTCCGAAGTCCGGCGCAATCCGCCTGATGATCGGTGGCCAGAGCGTGAACGCCGACGTGGTTGCCGGCAAGTCTGCCGCCCAGGTGGCAAGCGCTATTGCCGACGCCATCAACGCAAACGTGCAGCTCCCGGTGACTGCCGTTGCTTCGAGCAATGCAGTGACGCTGACCGCCAAGAACGGCGGCACTTGCGGCCAGGGCATCGACATTCGTTACAACCATTACCAGGGCCAGGAACTCCCGACCGGCGTGCAGCTGGCCATTACCGCCATGACTGGCGGTGGCTCCGATACGTCCTACGAAACCGCAGGCGTCGGCACCATCATTCGCGGCACCTGGTTCAACGCTGTCGTGGCCGGTTCCGACGATGCTTCGAACGTCGCCTACATCAAGGGCCTGCTCGATGAACGCTGGACGGCTACCGTTCAGCAGACCGGCGTGCTGTTCTTCAGCCTGAACGGCTGCAGCGTGACTGTCACCAACAGCACGACTGACTACGGCACCGCAAGCTTTGACGCGCTCAAGACCCGTGGCGCTTCGCTGAATTCCCAGGTGATCTGCATGCCGTCGCTTCCGGAAACTCCGACTCCGGGCTTTGAGGTCGCTGCTGCCGTGCTTGGCTGCATCGCTCCGAAGGCCTTGAACGACCCTGCGCAGCCGCTTTCTAACTGGGCTGTCGCTGGCATCGTCGCCCCTCGTGAAGAAGAGCGCGAAAGCCTCGAAAACAACAACCTTCTCCTGAAGGCTGGCTGTGCCCTGCTCACTTGTGGCAACGACGGCACCGTCTACCTCAAGCGCATGGTGACGACCTACAAGACGAATCCGGCCGGTGCCAAGGATACCAGCTACCAGCAGCTCGAAAAGATTTTCACACTTTCGTTCTTGCGCTGGGATTGGAATAACTACCTCGCCGGTAAGTATCCGCACGCCAAGCTGGCTGACGATGGCACGGACTTTGGCCCGGGCCAGGTGATCATGACTCCGAAGCTCGGCGAAGCCGAACTCCTGGGCCGTTACGAATACTGGATTTCGAAGGGTCT